CATATGCACAAATTCTCTTTTTTCTTTTGTTATTCTTTGCTTCAATTTTTCTTATATTCATTTTTCCTCCTACAAGAAGTTTTTACACACTATATATCCCTCTAAACGCAATATTAGTCAAGTAATCAGCGCCTCTGTCCTTTAATAAAATGTCTTTATTGTCCTCTTACCTAAATAGGTACTTTCAAGATAGATTTTTCCGGTTTTAAGAAAAAATCAAAAAGAAAAAGCCTGATGTATTTCACCAGGCTTAGATTTTTTATTTGAAATTTAATCGCAATATGTTATAATAAACATAGAAAAAGGAGCTGAGCTACCAACTCAACTCCAATGTAGAACCGTTAAAAAGACGGTAGCTCGTATAACAGATTTAATCCGTCCTACTCGCTCAAAAGTGGGGACGGATTATTTTTTGTCCTTGTCTTTGAAGATTTTATAGCACAAGCCAATCAAAGTAATGGCAAAGCTACCAAAACCAAGTATTGTCTGTACAACTTCAAATGCGGTCAAAAGAGTGCCCCTCCTTTCCGTCAGATTTTGATGAATTACCCATAGGCATCACCTCTCTTTCGGTATAAGGAGCCACCGTCTTCACTTTTCTACAATAGATATTATACCACATGAGCCACCAACTTCGGTGGTTTATTTTTTTAAAGATTTATTTTAATAGCAGCATTTGCAAACTCTTAATTAGTAGTAATCAAACCATCAGGTTCAATCGTAAATTCTGGTTTTACTGATAGCGAACCATCGGCCTTGAGATAATACCAGCCATTTCCTGATTTAATAAATTGCTTAGATTTCATATCTCCATCTTTTTCATCTAAGTAATACCAAGTTTCACGATATTTTACCCAACCTTTAGCCATTCGACCATCCGACTTAAAGTAATACCACCTATGATCGATATGCATCCAACTAGTAACCATGGCACCGCGCTTATCAAAATAAAACCAGTCCTTGCCATCATTGAACCATTTATTGATGAAACAGTAGCCTCTATTATCAAAGTAGAACCATTCTCCTTTGATATTTTTCCATTGAGATTTTGGATAAGAGCCATCTGCTTCTTCCCACCACCAACCAACTTCGTTTCGTTTCCAGTTTCCTTCAGTTAGACCAGATTCAATATCTTTCTTAAACTGTTCTCTACTAATGCCCCATTTTGCAAGGTATGGATAGGGATCTACATGATCACTCCCATTATTTGGTTGGTTGTAAGTACAAAATTGATGAGTTTTAATCCCAGCAAGACTACTAGAATCTAGAGTTTTAGGGATTCCAGCCTCGTCAGCTAACTCACGTAATAGCTTGACATAAAGTCGATAATCTCTCATGAATTCTTCTTTAGATTCATGACTTTCTATTAGTTCAACTTGAGCGTAACCTTCAACATTCCATCCGCCACCAACATCATATGCACCTCGGTCGACTAACCATGTTTGCATGATACGACCATTCCCTACCACATGAGAGAAGAATCCTGACTCAACTGGACGACGCATATGGTAATCCGCTTCATTTTGTGCCGTAGAGTTGGGATTTCCTGTTGAGTGAGCATGAACCTGTCGATAGGGTTGTTCCCCAATTTGAGGAAGATTTGTTCGTAATCTACTTTTATCAATTTCCATGATTATCCTCCTTATCATCGTTAGACTTTTCTTCAGTTAGATGTTCAAAAGCTTTTAAAATTGGTTTAAAAAGCAAAATATTCCCTTTTACTTTTTGATAGTTCTCAATTAGTGATTGGAAAGTAAAAACTAGGTATCCAATATAAATCGAATACAGAAACATAAATCCAGTTTTTTCAGGCAACAAAACAGACATCGGAATCAATAACAGTAACATAAAAATCCCTAAGACTTTACGAATTAATCCATTGATTCCAATTCTACTCTTATACTCAACATCAGGATTTACAATGGCAGCAAATGTTCCTGATGCAAAATCAACAATTTCCATGATGACAATCAACGCTAACGCATACAAAATAAGCCCATCTTCTGTTTCGATGAGCTTTCTTAAAAAATTAAACAATTCAATATCCATTTTTAATACTCCCTATTCTTCTTTTTTATTTGACTCGATTTCAGCTAGAACAGCATCTTCTAATTCATATCGTTTATCACGGAACAATTTTTCTTGGTTTCTCATTTCGAGACGATGCTCCGCATAGAGCTCTGAATGATAGAGAAACTCAGATACTGTAGAAACACCATGTTCATCGACATCAACAGTATACTGCTTAACTACTTCATCCCCAATCTTCAAATTTCCAACCAAACGTGTTGTTTTAGTAATTTCTAATGCCATTAACTTTCTCCTTTCTCTCTTTTAGTTTTTACTTCCTCAAATAAATCCTTGAGGTCTGAGTCATAATCTAATACATCTTTCATCAACTGTAGTTCACTCGCAGCAACTAAGTAAAGTGCCTCGCTCTGAGATGCTTGACTTTCAGCTTGCGCCAACTTTTTAGTCAATGAGTCAACTGCTAATTGATGGATTAAATCTGTGTTCATCTTCTAACATCTCCAATCGTTTATTTAATTTTCGAATATCAAGTATTAACTCTTGAATCCCTTTTAAAGCGATATTCGTTAATCTTGTATTATCAAGATTCAGAAAACCACCATTTTCATACACCAGTGACGAATCAATTTGTTGAACATCTTGAGCGATGAGTCCAATTTTGGTATGAGCCTTTTGAATACGATTCCCTGTTTTCTTCCAGTCATATTCTTTAAATTGAAATCTTTTGATAAAATCTAGTGCTTTATAGTTAGATAAGCCTATATTCTCTTTTAAGTTTTTATCAGAAAAATGTTGGTTAACAATTTGCCATAAGCTATAAGCATTTCCGTTATATGAGTAGTAAATATCATTTCCTGATCCACCAAAGTCTAGAGATACATTATTAGAATTCCAATAACTAATAGTTCCTGTAGTTGAGCCATTAATGCTGCTTTTGCCGTACTTCAACCAGCCAATTCCTTTTGCCTTAATGTATCCTTCGACCGTCAATAGAAAATCATCACTTTCACTTGCAGTGTTTCCAGTAGTAAAATCTGAATCTTTGTAAATAAATAAGCCGTAAGGAACATTGTCCCCTCGGCCATAAGAACCTATAAATTGTACACCTAAACCATCTTTAGAATTAAACTGACGAGGAACATTAATCTGTAATCCACCGTTGATAGCGTCAAATGAACCATAAGCACCTAACTTAATTTTTGTTTCTCCAGTTAGTAATCCACCAGAAATTGTGGTTCCAGTTATTGTGCCACCCTGAATTCTATCACCACTTAGTAAGCCTGACTTTATTTGACTAGCATCAATCCTAACACTTTGTACACTATTGATAAAAGCATTCTTTGCAAACAGCTGTCGTAAATAAGCTTCATTTGCAACTAACTTATTAAAAAACGCTTGATCCACGACAATTTTATCTGCAGTTACTGAATTTGATGCTAATACCATAGTAGTTACAGACCCAGATTCAAAGTTTGATGTCTTTAATTTGTCAATCATTCCTGATTTAATGACTGCTCTATCAATTAAAGTATCTCCAGTGATATGAGTTGCCTTGCCAATAATTCGATTGATTCCATTTGCACCTAAATTAATCCCTGAAATTAAAGATCCAGCATTAGTTAAATTTTGAATCGAATAGGAACCTTGATGTTGCTGAACAAGACTTTCTGTTGCAATTTGTTGAAAGGATGTACTATCTACAAAGTTTTTAGGTGGCTGACTACCTCGAACAATTGAAATTTGGCCAACTGCCACAGTGCCGTTCTTTTCTAGCCAAATATGAAGCCCAAAATCATCTGTTTTTGTCACGGTTTTATTTATCGTAAAAGTTCCTGTAAAAATTTGAGCTGCGCCCGTTCTAGTCGGACTGATGGTGAAACCTCCTATTGAGTTACCTGATTTGATTTCAAAACCAACTTTTCCATCAGGTAGTACATCTATCCATAAATTGACCCTATAAGAAAGTTTCTCACCAGCAACAAATTTTTGACTATGAAGAGGCATTTGGAAACCACGCCAACCATTTGTTGTCCTACCACTTTGTGCAATTCTTAGCAGCTTGTATTCATTAGTTCCAGTCATAACTAAATTCGAATTCGGTTCACGTTCTCTATATTTACTAAAATTGGTTGGATCGTATACTAAGTTTTGGTTATCAATTAAATCACTGACTCTTATAATCAGTCCTTCGGATGTTTGTACAACCTGACTAATTGTTTTGCCTTGTTCACTAATAGTTCTTGTGTGACTGCCTAGAGTATCTTTTACTTCGTTAAAAGCCGTTACAGTTGTTAAATCTTCTATAGGTTTAGTCCAATAATTTGGAAAGATATCTCCAGTAGTAATCATTAAAGCTCTCCAATGAAACTTACCTGAACTTGCTCCATCAATACGAAATTGTAATTCAAAGTTTTTAAAATTATTGAACATATCATCGGTTACGATTCGAGAAATTTTAATAAGATGGTAGTTTGTACCAGTCTTTAATGTAGTAGACCAAGAGGTATGAAAGGGATTAGAATGAACACTCCATACAGCACTATTATCTGATTTTTTATAGCCTGGACCTTGTAAGATAATTCTAGGAGTAATAGTTGGATCTAATACAACATTATCGACAGAAATATAAACAAATAGATTGATTTTTGTCCCTGAATAAATGCCAGTCGAATCACCATAAGGAATTTTTCCTAATGTTTGAATCCAATTAAGTTTCGAGTTTATTTCTTTGTATGAAGTCCAACTATCACTTGAACCAGATGCTAAGTTTCGATGAGAAACACTAGTTGGTATTAAAGCTTTAGTTTCACTAATAGTCCGAGTGAAACTATTAGATGTTTCTCTAACTAAGTTTTGTACGCTAGAGTTCGTTACATAATCTCTATCTAAAATATTTTTATCAACATCTGATTTAGTTTGAAATCCTTTTAAATTGATTACAGTTTCTACCTGACTACTAGTCAATCTTTTGGCTATTTCACCTGCTTGAATTTTAATTGTTGTTTCAGTACTAGCAAGTCGATTTGTCGTTTGATTAAAATCTGTTTGTGATACTTTAGTCTTTATAGCATCTGCAGCAACTTGTAAATCAGCTTTAGTTTTAGATATTGCTAATGCGTTCTCTGATATTCTTTGCAGTGCTTCATTAGCTGTTTGTTTAATATTTTCTACATAGGTCTTTTCAGCTTTTAGATTTATTTTATCCTTAGCTTGTGATATTTCTGTTCGTTGTTGTTCTACGGTATTTTTGATAGCATCAAAGTCTGTCTTTGAAACCTTGTTAGTAATAACACCATTAAGCTTATCAATTGAAGATTCTACTGTTGTAATTTGATTCAATAAGCTATTCTTGCTGAGTTCAACTAAACGATTTGCTTCTGCAATAGCTTCTTTTTTATAATTTAAGGTATCTGTTAACACTGTATTAGTAGTCTCTTTAACTTCTCTACTAACATCTAAGGCATGATTTGCTAAATCTCTACTACTATTTGCTTTAGCCAACACATCGTTGTATCTATTTTCATTAAGTGATTCATTAGATAGAACTTTAGAATCAACATCAGCGATCTTTCCTTCAATCTCTTGACGAATACCATCTGCGTAAACTTCTGCACTAGCTTTGACTTTTTCAATATCATCAAAAATTGATTCTTTTTGTTTAGTGAATTCGGCATCAAAGGCTGTGTTCGCATTTCTCAAAGCTTTTTCAATTGCGACTTCTTGTAGTGTGACACTAGAGTCTAAAATTGCATTTGCGACAGTTGAAATTCCACTATTTGAAGTTGAACCACCTACCATTGGTTTATCATCAAAAGTAATCGAGATATATTCTTGTGTCAGTGCGTCAAACTCATAAGCAACTGCCTTTTTCGGAATATCAATCTCATGTTTCAAACTCTTGATATATACAGTATCACCTAAATGTACAACCTGCCCATCGAGTTCATAGGCTTCAATCGTAATAGCATCCGATAACTTATCAATTCCTTCATTCTTAAACTTAGCCTCAGCCCACTTCCTTAACTCCTCAATGCTTTTAAGAGTATTATTTTCGTACTCTTTTTCATTGATATATGGATAGAAAGTGATTAGAGGACTATCGACAGTAATTTTAATTGTCTGGTCTTTATCTTTACCATCTGGTTTAAATGTTGATTTTGCATGAATACGAGTAATGATTGATTGAGTTGATTTTGTTCTCTTGTAAGACTTTAGATTCTTATGTGTTGTTATGACAACACCCCTATTTTCACCTCTATTCTTCTTGATCGTCAGAGCCAAATTGTCACGAATCAACTCCCCTTCCCAAGTTCCTATGATAGAATGGGCACCATCCATTAAGACAGCATAGAGTGTCTTTACTTCATGTGTATTGAAAGTACGGCGATCTGTAACATCACTCGTAAATGAAAAATCACCAAGATTGGTCTTAGTATTTTGAACCATTTGGGATAAGGCCATACCACAAGTAAGATTAGCAACACTAATTGGTTCGATAGACCGTTGCATAATATCATCTGAAATATGGTAGGCGGTTATATCCAAACTATCATCGTTTTCAATTGGCTTTTTAATACGAAATAACTGGAAACCTAAGACAGGCACAGGAGCCTTGATAAGCATATCCTCTTTTATTTGTTTATAGATACCAGAATCGGTAATTGGATAGCGAATAGATAAGGTGAAATCACCGTTCAGGGTTTCTTTTACAATAGCAGAGCTGGTTTCATGAAGAGGTAATCCATTCCACTTTACAGTTCTAATATCTTTGTTCAACAAAAATAGCATTTAAGCCCACCCCCAATTTGTTTCAAAGCTTAAAGAAGTAATACCTCTACCAAGAACAACACCTACTTCTTTTTTAGCGCTTGGATCAATAGTGATAAAATCACCAGACCATTTGATGTACTTTTTGCTAACTGTTAGAAAACTTGGACTATTTGGTTCGTTTACCATCACAAGTGGTTCTGTAACTTTTTCAATTTTAATGACCTGATCTCCAATCGTAAACTGAGTCTCAGTTGCCGAATTCCCCATTATCGTTATTTTGGGGAACGCTAGAGACGTCCCTTGAACTCTAAGTACACCGTTTGATGTCAAAGTTTGTCTATCAATTGATTTAAAGAACTTTGTAGGATGACAAATAAAGGTAGCTTTCGTCGCATACACACCATCTCTCTCTTGTTTTACCTCAGTACATTTTACTCGGTAACACCAAAGACGTGTGGTTTTCATCCGTTCACTCTCAAGCCAAAACTGCTCCTTGATAAATAGACCCATAAATTGATGGAGTTGTTCTTCTGAGGGCTTAACAATGTAGATCGTATATGATTTTTCAATCAAATCTCGGTGCCGATTTGTTTGCGAAAGAGCGCCACTCATTCCTTTATGTTCTAATAAACTCGTCTTACTCTCCGCTAGAATAACAGAAGGCGATTCGTGGACAATCACCTTAAAAGGAAAACTAGAAGTTCCAATTCCATCTATGACTAACTCGTTTCTTTTAATCATATAGTGGCTCCTCTCAATTGTTTTTGACGTACTAATTCTTCTGCGATTCGACTTGCTACTTCATTTGCTATTTTTTCAATATCTGCCTGTTCTCGGATAATATTTCCAGTAATCGAAATGTTGATGTCTGGCATTCTTAAATCCATCGTTCTTGCAATACCTCTTCCGATTGCCCCAAGAGTAGATTCATTTAAAGGGAGTACCGCTTCGTTTCCTGCTTCTCCTCCTACCATTAGGGAATTCCCTATTGTTCCGAAGGCAGTTGGTTTTGTTAAAATTCCCCCTTTTGCATACCACTCAATTCCGATTCTAGGAATTTGTCCCTTTAACCAATCCAGAGGGTTTGCAGATCCTGACACACTAAAATGAGGTAAAGGAATGTGTGGCCACTGAAATCTGAAATTAAAGAGATTTTTGATAGCAGTTATAGCAGTTGAAACTGCATTTTTGGCAGTGTTGATTGCATTTGATATCGTATTTTTTACTCCATTCCAAACATTGGACACTGTACTTGAGATTCCATTTAGAATACCTGAAATAGTTGAACTGATACTATTCCAAATTGTACTGACAACGTTACTAATTGCTGATAAGAGATTACTAATTGTGTTCTTAATCCCATTCCAGGTGTTTGATATAAGTTGACTAATAACACTTAGAACTAAGCTTACAATTGACTTGATGGATTCCCATACTGTTGAAAAAACTGCCTTTATTGTTTCCCATGCACCAGACCAATCTCCTGTAATAATTTGCATTACTGCTTTAATAATGCCTAAGACAAGATTGATTGCCGTTTCAACTACTTGTTTTATGATTTCCCAAGCTGTGCTGATGATTAGTTTTATGTTTTCCCATGCTGCCTGAATATAGGGTTCTAGAATAGACATAACGGTAGTTATAACTGTTGAGATTGCATTCCAAACTGTTGTTGCGGCTTCAAGAATTAACTCTTGATTCTCAGTCCACCACGAAGTCAGTGTCCCCCAGATGCTTAAAATAAAGTCTGATATTTCTTGAATGATAGTAGATATAAAAGAATAAATAGCATTCCAAATATCCATTACTGCTGTTCTAAATCCCTCGTTATGTTCCCAAAGTTCTTTTATTCCAACAATTAACAAAGCAAGAACAGCTATAATTCCTAAGACTATAGCTATAATAGGCGCTACACTTGCTATTAAGCCACCAATTGTGACACCCATTGCTAAGACAGCTGCCTGAAGTGCTAAAAATATAGGGAGTAATAATCCTAATCCAGTAATCAGGCTACCTACAATAATGATAAATTGTTTTACTGGCGTTGATAAACTAGAGAACCACTCTGCAACTGAACGTAACAAATCAGCTAAAATCTCTAGTATCGGTGCAAAAGTGACAGCTATAGCATCCCCCACTTCAGCTAATGCTAACTTAGCTTCATTTTGAGTAGTTGTAAATTTATCAATTGGATCTAGTGTTGCTTCATAAGTTGAGCCGACTGTTCCTGATGCTTTCTTTGCTGTTTCAGCTAAGTCATCAAAAGATAAAGCCCCACGATTAATAGCATCCACCATTCGTGGAGCACCCTTAGTTCCAAATATATCTGAAGCGAGGGTTAACTTTTCAGTTTCGCTAGTTGAATTTTTAATTTTTTCGATGGTTTCAGATAAACCTTGCTGCAAAGTCTTTCCTGATGCCGCATACTTCACAGAAGCTTTTGATAAGGATGATAAAGAGGCTGATGAATCTACACCAGCCTTTTCAAATTTCCCCATTAAAGCAACGCCCTCATCAAATGAAAGTCCTAATGCCTTAATTTGTGGTGCTCCAGAAACAACCTTATCCATCAAATCTTGAACTCCCACCCCAGTAGCTTGACTTGTAAAGGTGACAGTATCAAGAACACTAGACAAATCCGTTGCCTGTAAGCCATATGCTTCTATAGCTTTCTTAGCTGAAATAGCTGATGAGGTAACATCACTCCCATTTATAGACGCGAATTGGATGAGATAACTTGAAGCTGATTTTAAACTATCACCGGTTAAACCAAATTGAGTGTTCAACTCTCCGACAGCACTTCCAGCAGTATTAAAATCTGTAGGAATTTCTGTAGCAAGGTTCTTTGCGATAGTTGTCATCTCTTCTAAAGCTTGGCCAGAAGCACCAGTTTTGGTAACAATGATATCCATCCCTTCATCAACTTCGTTAAAAGCTTCAAGCGACTGTTTCCCAAAATCAATCAATTTTTGTGATAATTCTGCTAAACGATCACTGAATTCCATTAGGATATCTGCCTTTAAGAGATGATTGATTTCTGATAGATTATCCTTCGCACTTGTTGAACTAGTGCCCATCTCTTCCATCTCATTTTGAAGATGATTATAGGCCGTTTTGGTATCATTTAGAGTCTGTTCCAGTTTATTGGCTTCAATCGAATTTTCACCATACTGAGATTTTGTTAGTTCTAGCTGTTTCTCTAAATTCTGAATCTGTTTTTCTAGTAAAGAGGAACTTTCATTTACTTTTCTCTGAGCTAAAGCTAGCTTTTCAGATTCACTAGCACTTGAAGAAAGTTCACTTTCTTGTAATTTAAATTGACTCGTTAATTTTTCACTCTCAGAAGCTAGACGAGCTTCTTCTTGTTTCAAGCTATCCCATTGACTTTTAGTAGTACCTATTCGATTTCCATTTTCCGATAAGGCTTGATTGACACCCTCTAGTTTGCTTTCATAACTTTTCAGTACTGTCTGAGTAGTTTCTACTTCCCTTTGAAAGGCCCGATATTGTTCCGCCCCGATATTACCTGACTTAAATTGAGCTTCAACTTGGGCTTGTGCCTGCCTTAAGGTAGTTAATTTTTCTTTAGTGGTTTCAACTTGCTTAGCAAGCACTTCTTGTTTTTGAGTAAGGAGTGTGACATTTCCTGTATCAAACTTAAGAGCCTTATCAATTTGTTTCAATTCTTTAGTTGATTCAGCGGCTTGTTTATTTACCCCTTTTAAGGCATTTTGCAAGGGTTGTGTATCACCACCAATTTCTATTGTGATACCTTTTATATTTCCAGCCATATTCACATCTCCTTTCTATTAAAAATTATCAAAATCGCTTTGATTCGCTTTTCTTGTGTTGCTTGTTTCATTTGTCCGCAAGTTTACATAGTCAGTTTGATAATCAAGAGCCATCCCAATTGAAATATGTTTTAAGTCGTCTATGGATAAACCAGTTTCCTTACAACAAAATAAATAGCTTTCTACCGTAAAGATTTCTTCACTTGCTGTTTCTGTTTGATCTGCTTTTTTCTTGTATTCATCCCTTGGTTAAGCATGTTCATTAAGATAGTTGCTACTTCTTGGACTGGAAACTCCTCCATCTCCATAAAGAATTCTTTGAATGGTTTAATTCTTGGATTAGCAGATTTCGCAAATACCCAAAAAATTCTGTGAAAAAAAGTCATATCAAAATTGGTCAGGATAGATAGATCAATGTCACCAGTTTCGAGTTTTTCTTCCTCATTTAGGTGTTCAATCTTATCGAGAATTGACTGCGTACTCACCATTGAAAACAAGTCTTGAAAATAATCTTTACCAAACTGTTCTTTATAAGCAATCGGTGTATAAGCATTAGTAGCTAATTCATAGGTCTTTCCTGAAATTGTAATACTATCTCTCATCTGTAACTCCTTTATTCACGAGGTTCAAAGACTTCCTTGAACCAATTCTGACGAATCTCATCACTTGTTTCTTCTGTCGTTTTGCGACGAACCACCTTATCAAGTGGCCGAGGACTTGCAGTAAAGTTTAGCTCAACCTCATTAATATCTGAACCAGATTTTGTTTTTGATCCCATTGACGGACGTGATGCGTAACAGTAATACAAAACATGAAGTGTTTCTTTCTTATCTCCTTCAAAACGAAACATCAGAGCGAAATTCTTCTTTTCAGCATTTGCGATTTCAGAAATCGTTTTAGTTGTTGGATCTAATTTTTCTCCTAAGACACGAGTTAAAAATTCTTGAGTCAATAAGGCGAGCTTCAATGTTCCCTCATAACCATCATTTGATTCTGAAGTATAAAAGTTGATATTATCTGCCTTGTAAGAACCTTTGTCACCAGTCGGTTCCAAGGTTAGTTCTGCTGCACCTCGTAATCGTTCAACCGTCCCATAAGTCAATGCGCCATTTGAAGCTTCAGTTGTAACTTCTGCCCAATGAACATCTTGTAATCCAAAGGTAACTTTATTTTTTTCAGTCATAACTATCCTCCGTTTAATGAAATGTAATATGTAATTTGATAGAGTTTTTCAGTTGAGATATAAGTCTCTACTTTGTCAAAAAAAATTGAATGACTATCGAATAAGTCATCCATCTTAGTTTCGATTTCTAAGTCCTTCTTTAAGGTATAGAGTTCCACTTGAAGATTAAGAGTCTTATGATAGCTCCAATTATCAGCTCCAGCATTTTCAGAGTCCTTAACAAGATATACGATAAATGGTGGAGCTGGACTTCTTCCTTCTTCAAAATGATGATAAGCTACTGGCAACTTTGATTTTATTAAAATGTTATAGAAATCTTTTAATGTCATGAAATCCTCACAATCTTTGTCTCAGCCTATCTTCAAGTGACTTAACGGCACTTTTTTCAACGATTTCAATATGTTTTTGCCCTTCTACTCGACCACCATTTTGTTTAGCGTGACCATTTTCTAGGAGATGAGTTAAGCCTGGTGTTCGGTTATGAATGGTTTTTGTTAAGCCTGTAGGACTGTCACTTGTTGACTTGCTTTTCCAACCTCGTGCATACTTACCAGTTTTTCGTGGAGAAGAGATCTTTAAAGTATCTACAGCACTGTCTGTTACTTCTTCTACTACCTCTCGCATTGCAGATGTCGTCTCTTTAATGTAATCACTCAACTCTTGATCAATTACTTTTTCCAACTCATCCATTCCTATCCTGTTCATAGTCATTCTCCTTAGTTGCTACAATATAAATCAATTGCCTAGGAACGCTATCACCATCAATTGAATCTACCGTAAAGTAGGCGTCTCTGTACTTTATCCTAGTTTTTAATGAACTTAGATTTAGTACCGCTTTGTCGTACCTTAGTGTAAATTGAATTTTGTTATAAAGGAGTTTAGACACACTCCCCTCATTTTCTGTCAAGGTCAATGGGCGACTAGAACACCATCTTTGGAAAACCGTGTTCCAAACTGAGGATTCATTTCCAATTTCATCAACCACAATTTTACGCACTTCAAATGTAAGACGGTCACGTAACGGAGCGATTTTCATCAAAAAATATCCTTCCTATCAGCTAATAGTAGGTGATATAACATTTGTTTTAACTCTTTATAATTAGCTGTTTCACGGTGTTCATAAAGATAGGCAACCCCATACAGGATTGCCATTCTTAGAACCTCACTGTAAGTATTCTGCCTTAACGTTTCTTCACAGAGTTTTTTACTCGTATCAATTAATTGCGTAATCAAGTCATCTTCATCTGTGTTTTCTACCTTAAGGTAAAGTTTTGCTTCTTCTAGACTTATCATGATTATTTTGCTTTCACAGTTAAAATTTTTACTGCTTCTGGTAATACTAATTTCCCATCAACACGTTGAGATGCAAGAAAACCAATTTGACCATTATTAGCATAAAGTTCATTTAGACGTTTAAAAGTACGTCCTTGGCGGTCTGCAATCCAGTAATATGAGAAATCACCAAATGCAATAGCTTTATTCCCCTGTTCAGGTAGGGGTGCAAAGGTAGATGTATAGTATGGACGGTTAAGAATTAAATCTGGTTGTCCAGCTTGTGTAGACGGTTGCCAAATATAATTTCCGTTATTGTCTTTCAGTTTACGGATTGCTTTAACAGTTGTATCATGAAGAATCCATACTGCATTTTTACGATACGGAGCAGGAAGAGAATGATACAATTCAATCATGTCATCAAACGTAATGTCTTTAGTCGTCGTTGTAGGACCAGTAACATTTGCTTGCGTAAAGATTCCTGTTGGTTTCTTTGAGCCATCTCCAATAAGGAATGATTTCTCTTCTTCTGTACCAATACGTCGTGCAAACTCACTAGTCATATAGGATTCTAAATCAAATACTGAGTCATTTAACAATTCTTCTGAGATTCGAATAGCTGTTCCAATCTTATGCGAATCAAGTGTTACTTGACCAAATGTCTCATCAGTTTCAGGATAAAGTCCATTTTCATCCATCCACGACGCAGTTCCGTGCCCTGTAACAACTGGAATCTTCCGCTCTCCACTTGATGTTTTAATGACAGTTGCTAGACTTCGGAAGAAATTCTCTTCTTGAAGACCTTGAACTAGTTTTTTCTCATACTCATCAGGTACTAAATGGCCACCCTCTGTATCTTCTCCAACACGAAGAACATCCTTAACATCAAAGAAGTTACGCTTACGGACATTCGTCCAAAAGGTTTTGGAGTAGACATCAGACTTAGTTCCCTTCTTCTCATCTTCTACCTCACTATCTTTTAAGACAGTGGTAGGCTGTCTTGTCAAAGCCTGAGAAGTTGGTTGAGCAAGTTCTAGATCAATCTTTTCTTGTCGTTCTAAGCGAGCAATTTCTTGATTATAGCGATTGATTTTACTTTCCATTTCATCATAGCGTTGAGAATCTTCTTCTGAGACTAAACCATCTTCAGTTCGCACTGAGTCTAGGAAAGTTTTTGCTTGTTCCCAAGCTTGATTTCGTTTTTCTTTTAATTCAAGTAATTTAGACATAGGTTAGTTTTCCTTTCATTATTTCAATAAATCTAATCGTTTTCTTAACTGATTAAGAGGAGTCGTTGATAAAGGTTTGTAGCTATCTATTTTGGCTTGAAGTTTAACAACAAGGTTATGATCCGCAGTGGCTCTACTAAATGAATAACTGCTTAGTTCTAGTTCTTCTTTAGGTTCATCTTTACTGAATAAAATCTTGTCCGCAAAGCCAAGTTCAACTGCTTTTCTCGCATTAAACCATGATTCAGAATCCATTAAATGTGAGATTTTTGTCCTAGATAATCCTGTTCTTAACTCATAGGCATTCATAATAGACTCTTTGATTTCCCCCAGCATTTCAATGACCTTTTCCATATCCTTTACTTCACCTTGTGCAATTGTCCATGGATTGTGAATCATCATCATTGCAACAGGACTCATGGATACTGTTGTTCCAGCCATGGCAATGACACTGGCAGCACTAGCGGCAAGACCATCAATTATGACATGCACATTTCCCTTGTAATCCATCAGCATGTTATAGATTTGTGCTGCAGCAAAAACATCACCCCCTGGACTATTAATCCAGAGGGTGATATCACCTTTTCCTGCATTTAAATCATTTTTAAAGAGTTGTGGAGTAACTTCATCTCCAAACCATGTTTCATCAGCAATCTGTCCTTCAATACGAAGAGTGCGAATATTCCCTTCGTCTGAAAAACTCCAAAATTTACGCATCTTCTTCCTCCTTTGCTTTTTCTTGAGGTTGTTCAATTGCCTGTTTTGTCATAAAACCACCAGCATCTTTTAATTTAGTCATATTTCCGTTAATCAAATAAAGGTTTCCTCCTTCTTCATCTGTTAAAAGATTTAAATCTTCAAGTTCTCGAATATCATTTGTAGATAGCCAGCCATTCTGTCTTGCAATAGCATACCCACTCATACGACTTTGATAATCTCCACGTAATAAACCATCTACATTGAACTTAACAAAGTATTTCTTCTTTTCTTCAGGTAAAAAAAGAGACCTCTTGAAGGCCTGTTCTAAACGAACTACCCAAGGGTCTAATGTGTATTTTACAAACTCTAGTGATTGTTGCTCGATATTTGAAAATGAAGATTTTTCTAAATCACCAATCATATGTGGTGGTATCCTATACAAACGTGCAATCTCATTGATTTGAAACTTCCTAGTCTGTAAGAATTGTGCTTCTTCTGGTGGAATACCTATTTGAGTGTACTTCATCCCTTCTTCTAGAACTGCAACTTTATGTGCATTTGTTACACCGTTATAAACCGCATTCCAAGAATCACGTACTCTTTTTGGATCCTTCAAAATCCCTGGATGTTCCAATACACCACCTGGATTTGCACCATTTTTAAAGAATGATGCTCCGTAATTCTCTGTAGCCAAAGTCATCCCAATTGCGTTCTTTGCTAATGCGATGGGAGAATAACCAATCAATCCATCAAAACCAAGACCTGGAATGTGAAGGACATCTTCTTGTTTTAAAATAACACTGCCTTTATCCTTGAAATTTGGATTTTCTTCGGTCTGACGTTGATATTTGTAGTAAAGTTTCCCATTTTCATCACGGTGTACTGACATTTTATCTGGTAATAAGGGATACAAACTGATAACCTGACCGCTCTTATCCCTTATGATTTGAATATAGGCATTTCCCCATATCAAAAGATGAGTCATCAAAGTTTCACGAAAGACAAAAGAAGACATCTCTGGATTTGGTTCATCGTGAAGCAAGAAATAAAGAGGGTGTTCAAATTTTTTCTCCCTCCCATTAGATGTTCTTTCATAAATGTGAATGGGTAGAGAGGCGACAGCTTCAGCTAATATTCTCACACAAGCATAAACAGCTGTAGTCTGCATGGCCTTAAACTCATCCACATTTTCTCCACTAGAAGTTCGTCCAAAGAGATAGGAAAAGTCCTGTCCCTCATAGCTATTACGCGGTTTATCTCGTGATCTTTTTCTTCCAATAAATTCTAAAAATCCCATCTAATCCTCCATTTTTGAGTACAATAAAAGCACCTCTTTTGTGAGATGCTCTACGAATTAAAATTGAATTTACTTATTGAATAACTTAGCCCAATTCTGCTTGGAATTTAAAATTCTGGAGACATAAACCTCATATTTGTCGATATAATAAAAAGCTAAGTAATTTTCAATTGGCATATATCGATAACGTTTTCCGTCATCAGTTAATTCACCGTAACCTCGGCTCGACACCAAAGGGCATGCTTCTGGAAAGGTTTCTAATGTTTCTAGCGCCGTTAGAATAAGGTCTAATTTACTATCGGCAGATTGTTGGCTGTAAAAATTCAGTACAATATAATCATGTATTTCTCTCAAGTCTTTCTTAGCTTGATCCGTAAGAGAAACATGGTAACGTTTATGATTACTCAAGTCCAAATTCCTTTCTTACATCTGCTAAAGACGTTAGTTTACCTTGCTCAATTTCTTGATGGCCCAACAAGATTTCCTTTTTCAAGTCTTCAAAAGCAACCTGATATTGAGTCTCTTGTGAATCACTAAATACGAACTCTTTGGGATCAACCGCACCTGTCGCAATTTTACGAAGTGCAGCATTAAAAATATCTGACAGGGTTAACTTTTCATCAGCTAAGATTTCTTTTGTTTGTTGGTAAAAAGTCGAATCTGCTCTAAAATTAACAGGTTGAGTACTTGCCATGATTAATACCTCTTTGTAAAGATGATTTGTAAATACATTGTAGCATCTTTATATTTAAAATTCAACTAAAAGCTCAATATTCCTCGCTCGTCATAAATACTACTATCATTATTTTGGTGTCGAATACATCTATCAATCCCCATTATGAGAGCTACAATACCGTCAATTTTCTCGATTGACTTTTCCTTATCTGGCTTAATATTACCAGCGGGATCTTGCCTCATGACTACGTTTTGCGACATCCATTTTAGAACTGGTTGTCCTCCATGTTGGATACGACCTTCCATCATTAGTTTGAATAATTCCTTTGACGGTGGACTCATATCCTTGTACCCCTGACCAAAAGGAATCATCGTCAGTCCCATATCCTCTAAATTCTGCACCATTTGTGTGGCATTCCATCTATCATAGGCGATTTCTTTTATATTGTATAGCTTTGATAAGTCCTCAATGAACTTCTCAATAAAGCCATAATGAACTACATTACCCTCTGTCGTTTTTAGATAACCTTGCTGTTCCCACACATCATACAAAACATGATCTCTACGGCAACGAAGCTCAAGAGTATCTTTTGGTAACCAGAAATAGGGTAGAATGATGTAATTCTCTAGTTCATTCCTAGGTGGAAAAACTAAAATAAAGGCTGTGATATCAGAGGTACTAGACAAGTCTAGTCCTGCATAACATTCACGACCTTTCAAACTTTCAAAATTGATAGGTGCATCCCCTTTATTGTATACATGTTCTGGAATCCAAGCAACCGTAGAATTTGTCCACATATTTAGTCGTAGTTGCTTGAATACATTTTCTTCAGCAGGATTATCAAGTGCTTGTTTATAGGCTTCTCTGACGCGGTCTAAGCCAATGGTATGACCTAATGACGGATTAGCTTTTAACCAATTACTTTCGTCATTCCAGTCCTCTTCATCAGATAAACCATAAACGACAGGATAAAAAGATGTATCATTCTTTCTGCCCTTTAAAATATCAAGTGCTTTTGTGTGTAACTCGTAACAAATTGAATTCTTATCTGTTCCTGCAGTAGTAATGATAAAGAATAAGGGTTGTTCTCGTGCATCCCCTGAACCTTTAGTTAAGACATCATAGAGGTGGCGATTAGGCTGCGCATGTATTTCGTCAAACACGAGTCCTGAAACGTTGAGACCATGTTTTGTACCAGTCTCAGCAGACAAAACTTGATAAAAACCTGCATTAGAGTAGTTAACAATTCGTTTCGTAGCACCCATTATTTTTGAACGTTTCTCTAAAGGTCGACTCATTAGTACCATTTGTTTTGCTACATCGAATACAATAGAAGCTTGATTTCGGTCACATGCAGCACCATAAACTTCTGCACTGGCTTCATTATCTGCATAAAGTAGATAAAGAGCAATTGCTGCTGCTAGTTCACTCTTCCCATTCTTTTTTGGAATTTCAATATAAGCAGTTAGAAATTGTCTATTTCCATCTTCTTTAACAATCCCAAATATATCTCGTACTATCTGTTCCTGCCAAGGTAAAAGTATAAACTTCTGACCTGCCCATTTTCCTTTAGTATGACAAAGATTTTGAATAAAAGTCACTGCTCTATCAGCCTTACTTTTATCATAATGTGATGTAGCTAGCATAAAAGGAGTTGGTTCATAATGAAAAGTCATAGTAAACCTCCCAACAAATCTTCCATTTCGTCACCGTTACCAACCTCTGAATCCATGGTAGCTAAACGATTCCTAGCGGATGGGGTTAGACCAAATTGTTCACAAAACTTCAGCATGATTTTTAAATTAGTTTGACTAATTGAAACTTGTGGAACTTGCTGTAAATACCCATTTGGTGTCTTTAAGATAGAACCATGTTTTGATAAAAACTCCTCTGCTTCTTTCCAACGTGCGTAAGCTTGACAATAACCTGCAAATGCAGCCATATCCATTTCCGTCAGTAATCCCATTTGTTCCAATATTTTTCCCATCCGCTTCCATTCCCTCTTAGCATCTTCTTCAAGCCACTGGGGGCAACGTGGAGCCTTCTTTTGAGGTTTTACTTCATTCGTTGGGAGAGGCCGTTTACCAGGATTACCTTCTAGAACTTTTAAATTTGTAGGTTTCGGTTTACGTCCTCTAATTGCCACTAATTCACCTCCTAAAATAAAAAGAACTCACATCGAGTTCCAAATTATAATTTATTGTATGTATCCACTATTTCTTGATAGATAATTTTATCAAAATCATCCATTCGGTTAGTGATTTTACCATGTTCATAATGAAAAACTATTTCTTTATTTCGTTTAATCTTTAGAATTGCTATCCAAGCTCCATCAATATGTCGATCATAAGTACTGTATTCCCTAAGAAACTCAATATGATAGTGCCGACCATTGAATTCTCTAGTTATCATTTCCCACATAACTATCCCAATTTCATTATTTTATCAATTCCGTAAAGTACATTTAAACTTTGTCCATTATCCCAACTTACTAAAATTGAACCAATATCATCAACACCAATTACCGTACCGAGAGTACCTATAGGTGGTGCAAATGGATCTTCCATTTCGAGTAATTTGACTCGAGTTCCATTGGGATACAATGATTTCAAAGTCTTCACTTTTAAGTCATCCATAATATAACCTCTTCTCTTTTGTTTAGTACATATTAACTCTAAAGTTCATCTTTATCCAGTTATTTCTGATGATATTTTGAAGATAATATAGCACAACCAATAGCATAAACAACTGGTACTGTGACTCCGTTTCCTGCTTGTTTATAGAGTTGTGCATCAGAATTTACAGCTTTTGCCTTTTCAAATAAGTCATCACTGAAACCTTGAAGTCTAAAACACTCTTTTGGAGTAAGTCTTCTAATTTTGACAACACGACCCTTCCAAACTACTGCGCCCATCTGGCAGCTACATGAAAGGTTGTGAGCTATTCCTCTCCCTACTCTTCCCCTTCTCGTTAATGAACTTGGATAAGAAAGATCAACCGAGTCACCAACCACCGCCAATTGATAACCTTGCTTTGTTCCGTTCCTAACCTTGATACCTTGTGTCAAAATTGGTTGGACCTCAAGCACTCCAGAGTTCATTGCTGTTCGCTTTGTCGCACCAGCAGTATAACGAGCAGTTAAACATCTTGCTTCTTCAGTTAACTTTGGTTCAGTTAGTGATTGGTCAATCAGATAAAGACCTGTCTTAGCTCCTAGTCCCCCACCCTCTCCAACAAGTGTTGTTGCAATACCACTGGGGTCATAGACACGGTAGCTTTGCATACCGCCTACAAGTTGCTTAAGATGGCTACTGCTTTCTCTGCTGATAGGTAGTACTTGTCGTTGACCTTTTCTTCTAAGATGTCCGATAGTATAGATGCGTTCTCTATTTTGTGGTACTCCGTAATCTTTTGAGTTGAACACTTGCCATTCAAGGTCGTACCCTGATTCATCCAAGATAGAGAGATAGTCGAGATAATCTCGTCCCCCACCACTTGATAAAAGTCCTTTAACATTTTCAAGGAGAACCCATTCGGGTTTATCTTCTTCTTTTTGGCTTTTGATGAGTTCAACAAATGTAAAAAAGAGTCCACTTCGCTCACCGTATAGGCCGGCTCGTTTCCCTGCGATAGACACATTTTGACAAGGGCTTCCCGCACACCAGAGATCTGCTTTTGGTAATCGTGTTGGATCGATTGTTGTGATATCGTCATGAAACCATTCTCCTTTCGTATCATACATTGCTTCATAAGACTTTCGTGCAAACTTATCTTTTTCACAAAATCCTATACACTTCATTCCTGCTAATTCTAGCCCATGTCGAAAGCCACCAACTCCGGAAAAGAAATCTAGAAATGTTAGTGTCATACTTGTTCCTCCAACTCCTTTAACACTTGGTTATAAGTTAAAACCTCATGATTACGTTGTACGGTTACTTCAGTATCTCCTGTAACTTCTATATAGCGTTTAACAATGACATCCACAAACTTTTCATCCAGTTCGATTCCATAACAAACACGTCCAGTCTGATCTGCAGCTATTAAAGTAGAACCAGAACCTAAAAATGGATCTAAAACTATTGTTCCACGCATAGAAGAGTTTTGAATAGGGTAAGCCATAAGTTGAATTGGTTTCATGGTTGGGTGGTCTTTACTAGACTTAGGACGGTCATATTCCCAAATGGTAGTTTGCTTCCGATCACTAAACCATTGATGCTTTCCTTTTTTCTTCCACCCATATAAACAAGGTTCATGTTGCCATTGATATGGGCTACGACCTAATACAAGTGAGTTCTTTTTCCAGATGCAACACCCACTCAAATAGAAACCAGCATTTTTAAAAGCTTTACGGAAGTTGAGTCCTTCCGTATCTGCATGAAAAACATAGATAGACGCATCATCTTCCATGTGATTTTCTACTTGAGTAAACATAGAAAGGAGAAATTGATAGAAGTCTCCGTCAGACATATTATCATTTAGGATTTTCCCTGCCGTCTCTTCAACGTCCACATTATAAGGTGGGTCCGTTACTACTAAATTAGCTTTCCTATCATCTAGCAACTGCTTATAGGTTTCAGCTTTTGTAGAATCACCACAAATGACTCTATGTTTTCCCAATTGCCAAATGTCCCCATGTCTTGATAACGTTGGTTTCTTCAATTCTTCTTCCACATCAAACTCATCTTCAGACAACTCCTTGTCATGGACATTGGAGAGGATGTCATCAATCTCTGGTGGCTCAAAACCAGTAAGGTCTAGATTGAAATCAGACTCTTGTAAATCTAAAAGTAAGTCAGCTAAGAGAGCTTCATCCCATTGACCTGTAATCTTATTGAGTGCAATGTTCAATGCTTTCTCATCTTCTTTGGGTAAATCAACGATGACGCACTTAGCAGTTTCATAGTCTAAGTCTTTAAGAACTGTCAAGCGTTGATGACCACCAATTACAGTTAAATCTTCATTGACAATAATAGGGTCAACATATCCAAACTTAAGAAGCGACTGTTTGATTTTTTCATATTCCTTATCCCCTTTTTTCAGTTTCTTTCGAGGATTATAAGCTGCAGGCTTTAATTCTTTCAGAGGAAGTTCTTTTATTTCCATTGTTGGTTGGTTCGTCATTTTAGACTCCTTTGTAAAATCTTATCTGTATGTAGCAGGCATGGCTACAATACTTTCTATTGGGATTGGCATAAGATAAAAATGACCTACCACAACACTGGCAAGTCATTTCTTCATATGCAGTTTGTTCCTTATCATGCTCCTCTTGATGATTTTTCCACCAATTTATTCTGCACCTATCTGAGCAAAATTTTTTCGGTCGTCCAGTTTTATTAGGAACCATAGGTTGAAAACATTGAGGACAGTTTGTACCATCTTGAACTCGTTTCTCAACCATCAAATACGGTAATGTTCCTTGTCCCTTTAACTCAGGATGTCTTTTACAATACTTCTTAACAGAGTCTTTAGATAAACCAATTACTTTAGCAACTTCACCGTATCCTAAGCCATTTTTTCTAAGTAACCAAATTTGTTCTCGTTGAAAGTTATTCATACCTGTTCCTCACTTTTATACAAAAAAATAAGGTTATTTTCGTACCTAAATTTAAACAAATTTACGAAAATAACACTCACTTAATTCTATATTCTTAATGGATTCTTTACTATTTTGAATTGATTTTTATATCCCACCCTATCAATTTTGCGAAATTTTACGTTTAAGGGGGCGTCGGTCTTTTACAGACAAGGGGTTAGAGATTTTATCCCCCCTACCCCAGAGAGAAAAAAATAAATACTTTTAGTACGAATCTACAATATTAAAACCGATAGGTATATTCCACATATCTATCAGTCGTCTTGGTCTTTCTATCATGACAAGATTTACAAAGGGCTTGCCAGTTAGATTGATTCCAAAAAAGTTCTTGGTCACCTCGGTGGGGAGTGATATGGTCAACCACTGTTGCCTTGGCCAGTCGTCCCTCTCTTTGACAGTAAACACAGAGAGGATTGAGCTTTAAGTAACGAATCCGTGCCTTATTCCACCGTGCATTGTAACCTTTAGCTTTAGTTGTCTTGGCGTCAAGTGCGTGGTTAGTCTTGTGGTCATAGCAGTACTTGTTTCCATAGGTCACAAGGTTTGGACAACCATTCTGCTTGCAGGGTGTTTTTGGTCTACGTGGCATCTTACTGCTCCCAAGGAAGAGTTGATTTCGTAAAATGTCCAAAACATGTAGATTGAGTGTAGTCTACGTTTAGAAGATCCAACTCCTTGATAATCCCTTTCGGTGTTAAGTCGTACCGTTCTTTAATCATTCCTACCAATTGTTTGCTCGTATAGTTACTTGTTCCAAATGTTTCTACATGAATAGAAACCGGTTCTGCGACCCCTATAGCGTATGCTAATTGAATTTCGCATCGTTTAGCATATCCTTCACGAACGATGTCTTTTGCAATCTTACGTGCCATATAAGCTCCTGAGCGATCCACTTTACTTGGATCCTTTCCTGAAAATGCACCACCACCATGATGCGCAAATCCACCATAGGTATCAGCGATAATTTTTCTTCCAGTAACTCCAGCATCTGCATAAGAACCACCAAGAACGAAACGACCAGTGGGATTCACTAAAATATTAAAATCAAGGTTTTGTCTATACCGTTTAGCAATTTTCATCATAGATTCTTTAACAATTACTCTTAAATTCTCAATTGTCATTTCATCGCTATGCTGAATTGATACTAAGAATGTTGTAATTCTTTTATTGTCATAATCATAAGAAACCTGTGCCTTAGCATCTTTCCCTAAGAGCGGATGCTGAAGTTCCATAAGATTCTCAAGAACACGAGTTGCTAAAACGTAGGGTAGCGGCAAGTATTCGTCAGTTTCATCAGTTGCATAGCCATACATCATTCCTTGATCTCCAGCTCCACCTGTATCAACACCTTGAGAAATATCATCACTTTGTAATCCGATAAGATTTGTCACAATGATATTTTTCATTCCTAGTGGTTTAACGACATTTCGAACAACAGTTTTTAAATCAAATAAGGCTGTTGTTTTCATTTCACCAGCAACCACTATATGATTATCTTTGATAAGAGTTTCTACTGCAACCCTGCTATTCTTATCTTGTTCTAAACATACTGTTAGAATTGCATCTGAAATCTGGTCACAAATTTTATCTGGATGGCCATTAGATACTTGCTCACTCGTAATAATCATTATTTCCTCCACGCAAAAAGCCTTCCCATTTGGGTAAGGCTCTGTTTATTTATTTTGCTTTTCTACCTGCTTCATAGGCTTGTTCAAGCATTTCTTTCAATGCCCAAACGCTGATGTCATAAAAGTCAAGGCTGTCGCTATTTCTCGTTTCTAGCGTTTCAGCGCCAATTCTATTTTTTGCGATTTTTGTTAAAACATCTTCTTTTTTCATGGTTTTATCCTCTTTCTTTTTTGTTGTAACCATATTACCTCTAAGAGCGGGATATATCCAGTCATTTGTGCATTATTTTAAAGATATTTTAAACTTTTAAAGTTTTCAAAATCACTTCAAGAATAGCTTCTTGTTCATCAGATTCTGGGTAGATATCCCATCCTCTGTCATAAGAAATGATAGTATTTTCAGCAACCTCAACCTCTAATTTGAATACACATCCTAAATCAATACCTACATCTGATGGTTGGTCACTGACTTTTGCTATGTAATCAACTATTTGTTCGTGATAATGAATCTGACCTCTAGTCCACATGGTTATTCTCCTCTTGTTTTTCTAGGTGTATATTACCGTAGAACCATAATTTTATCCAGTGAAATTAGCAGATTTTTTATCTTTTTTGACATCTTAAGTATATCACAGTCATTTTTAAAAAGCAGTACCATCTTAGTAACAACTTAGTAACAGGGTAGTACCACCTTAGTAACACCCTAGTATCATTATCCATTTATACTCAAGGTTTTTCCTGCGAAACGGTAATATTCTTTTACTTGTTTTAAGGCTTTTTGTCTATATCGACTAACTGTCATTCTAGAAACATTATGCTTAGGTAGTAACTCATCCCATGTCAATCCAGCTAAGACTAAATCAACTACTACATCTCTCATAATTTCATCAACAGAAGAAACAGCAAGTTCAAAGAAATCGAGATCGGTTTTTAAATGACAGTACTTTTCAAACAATGACTCCTGATATTCTCTTTCCTCTGCTAAGAACTTATCATGAAAAGATAGAGCCATATTTTCTGTCCTAACATTAGTTTTACTCGTTCTAACACGTTCTTCATTTGTCTGTCTAGTAGCAAGAGAGTATAGAAAGGCATCTTCTGAAATGGGTTTATAGTTTTCAATCAAGTTCTTTGCAATTATTAAATCTCTTTTTGCATCTTGATAGTGTTGGAAATAGTAGTCTACTTTATCCATATCAACCTCCTACTTGTGCTTTTACTGCTTCAATCAAACGTGATTGTTGTGCATCCTTAGCAGTTAAAGCTTTTAGAATATCATCATCAATTGTACCTTCCGTTACAATATGCTGAATAATGACTGTGTTTGATTGTTGCCCTTGACGCCAAAGTCTAGCATTGGTTTGTTGGTAAAGTTCAAGAGACCAAGTTAACCCGAACCACACTAAGTGATGACCTCCCTTTTGTAAATTTAGACCATGTCCTGCACTAGCTGGGTGTAGCAAACCAACAGTGATGTTTCCTTTATTCCATTCATGAATATCAGCTTCACTTTTTAGTACTGTGCTTTGAATCCTAAGTTTATTAAAACGTTCTTGAATACGTAGTAAATCATGTTTGAACCAATAAGCAACCAACACAGGTTCTCCATTTGCTGCTTCAATAATATCTTCAAGTGCATCTAGTTTTTGATCATGTAACTTGATAATTTTATGATCATCAGAATAAACTGCACCATTTGCCATTTGAACCAGTTTATTGGATAAACTAGCAGCATTTGCTGCTGTTACTTCAATTTCGTTAGAATCAGAAATAACAGATTCCTTTTTAAACTCTTTATATCTTTTTGCTTCTGCGTTTGTGAGATGGACTGATTTTTTCGTTGAGATTAATGTCGGCATTTGTAGATAATCCATTGCTTTCATAGAAATTGTGATGTCATCAATCTTGTCAAAGATTTGACACTCTGCATAGTCCATTGGAATATATTCATAAACGACATTTCCATTTCTACGTCCCTCTCTAAAATAACGACTTCGGTATTCTCCGATAAAACGTCCCAAACGGACACCGCCATCAATGACCTTGAACTCCGCAAATAGATCCATCAATCCATTAGAACTTGGTGTGCCTGTTAAACCTACCACTCGTTTCATGTAAGGGCGCATGGCCATAAAAGCTTTAAAACGTTTTGATTGCCATGATTTGAATGAACTTAATTCATCAATGACAATCATATCCCACTTGAAATGCGGATGACACTCTTCAACTAACCAAGGGATGTTTTCACGATTTACAATGTAGATATCCGCATCTTTTTGGAGTGCTTCTTGTCGTTGTTTTGGAGTACCCACAATTTTTGAATATCTCAGATGAGACAGTTCTTGCCACTGCTCTATTTCGTCACTCCATACTGTATTTGCGACTCTAAGCGGAGCAATTACCAAAACCTTTGAGACCTCATAACGGTCAAACATTAGTTCGTTAATGGCTGACAGGGTTGTAGCTGTTTTTCCCATCCCCATGTCTAAAATGACTGCTACATGAGGATTTCTTATGATGAAGTCTTTAGTGACTTCTTGATAGTCATGCAGTTTCAATTTCATCCAATATCCCCTCAATATCTTTCTTATTATCTAAAACATAGACTCGAAATCCTAAATGTTCAAATAACTTATGCTGTGACACCTGCAAAGCTCTAGGATGTTGATTAGGTGCTTTTACTTCCACCAAACCAAACTTGCCATTGGGTAAGAATACCAGTCGGTCAGGTACTCCTGAAAAGGAAGGTGATAACCACTTAGGACAGATACCACCACGCTTTTTAACCTCGCTTACTAACTTTTGTTCAATCACTTTTTCTCTCATACTTGTCCTCTCATCAGATTTAAATAGTGGAGGTCTAATGAGGTCATTTCCTAAACTTTCTTATATACTTTTTCTTAGTTAAAATTCCTATAGAGATAGTTTTAGAAAAGACCATCATTGACTTACACTAAACAAAGAAATGAAAGTCGTGGAACTTAATCCATAAACTTTTTGACCATACTTCATAAATTATTTTTCACTGAATACTTCAACGACTTACACTCCAAAAATACCTGATTTAAAATCTAGTGGTGACACAGTCTCACTTGTGTAAGTCATTAGTTTAGAAAATCATCGTCATCAGCTTTTAACGATAACCCCATAATAAAATTCCCTTTATTAGTTCGTTTTCGTTCATAACCAGCTTGATTAAGTGCAGCATAGAAATCAGTTGTACTTCGTGTGTATTCTAAATTTTGAAGGCAATATGCACGATACTTGCTGTACAGTTCTCCTGATTTCTCACTTAATGTTTCTCCCACTTTACAACTTTCATTGATGAAATGTCCCAACCAGTCATTAGCTTCACGATAGGATTTAACAGAGTTCGTTACTGCTTTTGGAACTGTTGTTTTAAAATTTGCTTTGATGGCTTTCTCCGCTCCTTCAATAATCCACGATAAAATTGCTGGCCCAGCGTTATCGTACAGATAATCCGCAAAATTCTTGATATCTGAACGACCACTAATTTTGGCATTAAATGGAATAACAACCAAACGTCGCCAAGTTCCATCATCGTTCGCTCCAACTTTTGGTAAATGATTCGTATAAAGTACCAGCGTATGAGATGGAACAAAATGGAATGGATCCTTATACTTCTTTTCTGCTTGAATTTCATCGGTTGAGGTAATCTGCTTCACAACTGCAGTATTCAATCTCATTCCTTCTGCCATTTCAGAAGCAATAACAAGTCGTTTTCCTTTTAACTCAGCAAGTTCTGGACTCACATTTCGTTTATTATTCATGGTTAAAGCATCTGCAGATAATTTGCCAGAATAGCTTCCAAGTACTCTAGCGATTGTATTCCAAAAGGTTGATTTCCCATTTGCTCCTCCTCCATAAGCGATAATCATATGTTCTTGATAGACTTTTCCGATTGCTGTCATACCGATGATTTCCTGTACATAATCAATCAACTCCTGGTCATTACAGAAAAAAGTAGCTAAAGTTTCCTTCCATAATCCCAAGCCTTCATCACCTGGAGAAACAGTGGTTATCTTAGTGATGTAGTCTTTTGGGTCATGTTCATGGTAATCCCTAAGTCCATTTCTTAAGTTGTAGGTAGCGTTAGGAGTATTGAGCAACATATCGTCCTTATCAAGTTCTGATAAATCAATGGCTAGCATTGGTTTTGCAGTATTATGAGTCGCAGTAATATAGCGATAATCTCTTCGCTTCATAACAAACTGATAATAAGATTTTGAGGAAAGATAAATAGAATGAAGTTTTTGTTGGATCGGTGTTTCAATAACTTTAGTAAGAGCTTTACCACCTTCACGAACCACTGATTCATCAATACCGGAGTTGACTAACTCTATAATGGACTTTTCATATTGTTCAAGAGCATCTGCTAGTTGAAAATCCATAAACTCAAGAACCTTTCCTATGGCCAATTGTTTATCTTCTTTCCAATACTGACCATTAAAAGTTAAATAGTCTGTCGCATTTGTATAAGCTAAAACATCGCCATACTCTCTAGCTAATACTCCGGCTTCTCCTATATCAGAAAAATCATCCGGTTTTAAAGAAGGTCTATTGAAACTATCTGGTGAAATATAATCATCTGAATCTTTAATAGTCTTATTGTAAAATCGAACCGCGCTTCCCCAGATTGTGTCTAGTTCAGATTTTTCTAATGGTGGCTCACATCTAGATGCCTGCTCATCAAAACCACTTCTTGCTTCTTGTGTAACCCCTAATCTTTTAAGAATTTTAGCCGCAAAAACTGACATGGTTGAATTTCGACTTCCCTCAGCGATAGGTCTTTTAGGTGGTCTATAAAAGTCAGCATCAAAATCTTCTTCTACTTCTTGAAGTAAATCTTCGTCGATAGTCATCCATGAATCATTCCATATAACTTTAGCTTTCGAATTACCAAAGAAGAACCTTGCTGCATCTTTTGCATTATCATCAAAAAATTGATACCTATTCGTGAGCTCTTCTTTCATAGCTACATAAGCTTCCCTATCGTTTGTTTCTTTAATTGGGAAATAAATATGAAACTTTGGACGTGCTATCATTGCACCCTTAGACAACATATGATTTCGGCTAGTAACCAAAGCAAAGTCATAATCAATAAAGATTTCTTTAATGTTCTCTTCTGTAATCCACTCGTTAGGATTATTTGTCTTATCATTATCAATATCCATGACAATAACATCTGATTTTATAAAATTTGAGTTCGAGCGAGTATGATTGGTAAACTCTGCACCTACATGATCGTATTGAACTACATTCAATAATGATTTGTCATCTGTTATTCTGACTTTATTGGGATATACAGTACTTGTTTGGATACCTGTCTTTCCAGAATGACATAACGAAAATTGCATCCGTAACTCCTCCTTAATCTGCTAAAAAATCGAGATTCTATTTCTCTCTATCTTTATAGGTAAAATTTGCCTGATATTTTCCGGTTCAGTAGAAATTTATTTCAAAAAAAAATTACTCTTCCTTTATATGTCAAAGGGAGAGTTTTCATTGTTTTAAATCTTTTATTAATTTTTGAAAAAACCGGAATTCAATCATCTCTTTTTACCTATACAGGTGTAAGAATTAGAAATCGAATAGAAAAATATTTTTTAAAATCCGGAAATTCTAAAGTGATTCTTACCTATAAAGATAGGAGGATGTGAAATGACAAAAGAACAATTGATTGAACACGATGAACAATTAGTAGATACACTAACTGCCATCAGTGTTATCTCAAAACAACTAGCTAAAAAAATTAAAGAGGACGAACAATATGAGCAAAATGAAACAACTGAATGACTTATTAAATGAAATGAAGGAATCAGCAAAGTGCCAGTTAAAAATGATAGAGGAGTTTCAAGAACTATTGTCTGAGGAAAACACTTCTTTAAATCACGAAAAAGTTATGGAAGAACCAAAACATGTTACTCTTGAAGAACTTCGAGGTGTGCTTGCTACAAAAGCTAGTGAAGGATTTAAAGATGAGATTCGAGCTTTGCTAAAAGCTTATGGTGCTGATTCACTTTCAAAATTAGATCCTAAAAACTACTCAGCTTTAATGGAAGAGGCTGGAGGTATTGGTATTGACTAATCATGCTGTATTATCCGCTTCTGCTTCTCATCGATGGCTAAATTGTCCACCATCAGTAAGATTAACCGAAAAACTAGAAGATAAGGTATCAACGTATGCTTTGGAAGGAACAGACGCCCATGAGTTGTGTGCCTATTTAGTTGAAACTGCACTTGGACGTAAGGCGCGTGATCCTACTGCAAACTTAACTTTCTATAACGAGGAAATGCAACATTGCGCAGAAGAATATCGGAACTATGTAGTTGAACAGATAGAAATTGCAAAAAGATATTCTAGAGATCCAACCATTCTTGTTGAACAGCGACTAGATTTCTCAAAATGGGTTCCAGAAGGTTTTGGTACAGGAGACTGTATTATTGTGGCTGATGGTTTGCTACAAATCATCGATTATAAACACGGTCTCGGTGTACTGGTTGATGCTGAGCATAACCCCCAAATGATGTGCTATGCTTTAGGTGCTTTGGAGATGTTTGAAGGTTTATACAGTTTTGATAAAGTGACAATGACTATTTTCCAACCACGAAAGAACAATGTTTCAACATTTGAAATGGACAAAGAAAAACTACTACACTGGGCTGAAACTGAACTATCTCCTAAAGCTGAACTAGCTTTCAAGGGTGAGGGAGAAATGAAATCAGGAAAACACTGTCAATTCTGCAAAATAAAAAGTATCTGTCGCAAACGTGCAGAAGATAATCTAGAACTTGCCAAGATGGAATTTGCTGATCCTGCTACTCTTAGTAATAAAGATATATCGGAGATTTTACCAAAAATTGAACTATTGATAACATGGGCTAACGATGTTAGAAATCATGCTTTAAATCTAGCTACAAATGGCCATACAATCCCAGGTTACAAGCTAGTTGAAGGACGTTCTATTCGAAAATTCTCAGATGAAAATAAAGTAATTCAAACAGTAACTGCTGCAGGATTTGACCCCTACGAAAAAAAACTACTGAACATTACTGGGATGACTAAACTGCTTGGAAAACAAGCCTTTAATGAGCTTCTTGGTAATCTAATTATAAAACCAAATGGAAAACCTACACTCGTTCCAATTGATGATAATCGTCAAGAAATGAACCTAGCAAAAACAGATTTTACAGAGGACTAAACTTATGACAACAAAAGTTATTACAGGTAAAGATACACGTTTCAGTTATTTAAACGCTAATGAACCAAAGGCTATTAATGGTGGTAAACCAAAGTATAGCGTGTCACTCATCATTTCAAAAGATGATGTTCAAACTATTGATAAAATTAAAGCAGCAATTGAGCAGGCCTACAAAGAAGGCGAATCTAAACTAAAAGGCAACGGAAAATCTGTTCCATCCCTAGAAGTTTTGAAAACTCCACTACGAGATGGTGACTTGGAACGTCCTGATGATGAAGCTTATCGCAATGCCTACTTCGTGAATGCGAACTCTCCACATAAACCTGGTATTGTTGATGCTAACCGTCAAGAAATTATTGATACTTCAGAGTTATATTCCGGTATCTATGGACGTGCCAGTATCTCCTTCTACGCTTTCAATTCAAACGGAAATAAGGGAATTGCTTGCGGTCTTAATAACCTCCAAAAATTGCGCGATGGTGAGCCTCTGGGAGGTCGTACAAGTGCTGAAGATGACTTCGCTACAGACGATGATGATTTCTTAAACTAAGAAAGGAGATATGAAAGATGATTTTTTCAATTTTTATGACTATCTTAATGGCAGTTTGGCTGTTTACTGGACTATATGCTGCATTTATGACAATTCGAGATGATATCCGATCAGAAAAAGAGAGAAAACAAAAAATGGTGAATACAAATGACAATAATTGAATTTCTATGGACTGTTGCATCTTGTCTCACAATCGCTTTACTCAGCCATCTTTTATATGTTAGTATTCGCAATGACATCGGATATGAGAGAGAACGATTCTTTAGTCGCAGAAATAAACACTAAAACATGGTAGCAGTTCTTCCTGCCACCTTTTTATGAAAGGATGAATTATGCAAATTAAAGAACTATCAGTAGACATAGAAACTTACTGTGATGTAGACCTACGGAAAACTGGAGTCTATCGATATGCGGAAGATGAATCTTTTGAAATCCTTCTACTAGCAGTATCTATCAATAATGCTCCTGTAATTGTTTATGATCTGACTAAGGATAAACTACCAAATCTTATCCTACAAGCCTTAATTGATGATACAGTCATTAAATGGGCTTTCAATGCAACATTTGAGCGCATTTGCCTGTCTAATTGGATTAAGAAACATAACCCAACATTACTTAATGAGAATTTTTTATCTCCAAATTCTTGGCGATGTAGCATGATTTGGTCTGCTTACTTGGGATTGCCCTTGTCACTTGAAGGTGTAGGTACGGTTCTTAAACTTCGTGAACAAAAACTAAAAGTTGGGAGTGAATTAATTCGCTACTTCTGCCTTCCTTGTAAACCTACAAAAGTAAATGGTGGTCGAACACGTAATTATGAAAATCACGCGCCAGAGAAATGGAAAAATTTCATCGAGTATAATAAACGAGATGTAGAAGTTGAACTAGCAATCAAAAAAAGGTTGCAAAACTTCCCAGTTCCTGACTTTGTATGGGATGAGTACCATCTTGATCAGAATATCAATGACTGTGGTATTGGAGTTGATGTTGACTTTGTCCAGTCAGCTATCAAAATTGATTCAGAGAGTAAAGCAAAAATCCAAGAAGAATTAAAAACTTTAACAGGTCTTGAAAATCCCAACTCCGTTCTACAGATGATTGGTTGGTTACGTGAGCACAATATAGAAACCGATTCACTAGATAAAAAGACTGTAAATAACCTTTTACATAAAGTTGATGAAAAAACTGCAAGGGTTCTAAAATTACGTCAGCAAGCTGCAAAATCAAGTGTATCCAAATATCAGGCAATGATGAATTGTGTTTGTAAAGATGGACGTGTAAGAGGGATGTTCCAATTCTATGGAGCAAACCGTACTGGGCGATGGGCTGGACGATTAGTGCAACTTCAAAATCTACCACAAAACCACTTAAAAGACTTAAATGAAGCAAGATTACTTTTTACAACTGAAGATAGTGATACTGTTGAACTTCTCTATGATGTTCAAGATACACTGTCCCAGCTTATTCGAACATCTTTTATTCCTAGTAAAGATAAGAAATTTATCGTTTGTGACTTTTCAGCTATTGAAGCCCGTGTTCTATCCCATCTAGCAGGTGAGACGTGGAGAACTAAAGTTTTTTATAAAGGGGAGGACATTTACTGCGCCAGTGCCAGTAAAATGTTCCATGTCCCAGTAGAGAAACATGGAGTTAATACACACTTACGTCAAAAAGGAAAGATTGCAGAGCTGGCTCTAGGATACGGTGGTGCTGTAGGTGCTCTTAAAGCAATGGGAGCAATTGAGATGGGATTAGCTGAAGAAGAACTACAGCCTCTTGTTGATTCATGGCGAACAGCCAATCCTAACATTGTCCTTTTGTGGTGGGATATCGATAAGGCTGTCAAGATTGCTATCAAGAAACAAATCGAAACGGAGAGTCATGGAATTCTATTCAGTGTTGAAAAAGGAATGTTATTTATTACTCTCCCATCTGGACGAAGATTAGCTTATGTGAAACCAAGAATTGGGGAGAATCAATTCGGAGGAGAATCCGTAACGTATGAGGGAACCGGTTCTGCAAAACGATGGGAAAGATTGGAAAGTTATGGTCCAAAGTTTGTAGAAAACATCGTCCAAGGAATTAGTCGAGATATACTAGCCCATTCGATAAAACAACTAAAAGACAAGAAAATCGTTGGCCATATTCACGATGAGCTTATCATCGAGTGTTTGCCTACGCAAAAACTGAACGAAATATCTAATCAAATGTCCATTTCTCCAATCTGGATGAGAGACATAAATCTACGAGCTGAAGGATATGAATGTTACTTCTATCAAAAAGACTAA